CGTTCCCCGTGGCATGGGAATCTATCTATCACTTTCTGCAGCAGTTACAAACGCTACGGTACAGATAATCTATGGAGTTCAGTAATGCCGAAGGCCAAGAAGGATACGACTCTTGAGGGGTTGACGCCGGACCAGAGGATTATTCAGGTCGCAAAGAAGCGTTTCCAGTATTGTGCTGAGGCTGAGTCGGATATCCGCAAGCAGGCTTTGGATGATCTGCAGTTTCTCGTCGGCGATCAATGGCCAGATGGGGTGCAGCGCATGCGGCAGCAAGATGGCCGACCATGCCTGACGATCAACAAGTTACCTCAATTCGTGCATCAGGTTACCAATGATCAGCGTCAGAACCGTCCTTCGATTCAGATCAATCCTGTTGATGACAAAGGAGATATCGAGACAGCTGAGGTAATCCAGGGAATCATCCGCCACATCGAGAACGATTCGGGTGCAGATGCGGCTTATGACACGGCGTTCTCCTCGGCGTGCTCAGGTGGGTTTGGCTACATTCGCGTGATCACTGAGTATGCCGGCGTGATGAGCTTCGAGCAGAACATCAAGATTCTGCGCGTGCTCAATCCTTTCATGGTCTATCTCGACCCTTCATACACGGAACCGGACGGAGCTGATGCCAAATGGGGATTCGTGATGGAGGACTATACCCGCGAGGACTACAAAGAAGCGTTCCCCGACTCTGAGTTGACTGGTACTGACGATTGGCGGTCGGTTGGCGATGGAGAATGGGTTACTGAAGACAATTGCCGCGTTGTTGAGTACTTCTATAAGGAATCGAAGGATGAAGAGATTTCTCTGATATCTGATGGATCAGTATATCTAAGCAAGAATCTTCCCGAGGTTCTCCCATCTGGTCCGGCGGGACAGCTCACAGTCGTCTCAAAACGCTCCACCCAGATATCCCGCGTTCACTGGGTGAAGATGAACGGCGTCGAGATCCTGGAGCGCACCGACTGGCCTGGAATCTACATCCCGATCATTCCGGTACTTGGCGATGAATACAACGTCGACGGTAAGCGCATTCTCAAAGGAATTGTGCGGGACGCCAAAGATCCGCAGCGTCAATACAACTACATGGCGTCGGCAGCTACTGAAGGCGTGGCGTTGGCTCCTAAGGCTCCGTTCGTAGCGGCGGCCGGACAGCTTGAAGGATTTGAGCGTGACTGGCAGCAAGCGAATGTGAAGAATCAGTCTGTTCTGCAGTACAAACCTGTTGTGGCTGGTGGTCAGATGATGCCTCCTCCGCAGCGCATGACGGCTGAACCGGCTATCCAAGCAATCAACCTCCTTCTGATGCATGCTTCCGATGATATGAAAGCGACCACAGGCATCTATGACGCGTCGCTGGGTGCTCGGTCGAATGAAACCTCAGGCAAGGGTATCTTGGCTCGTCAGGGACAGTCCCAGACGGGCAATTTCCACTTCGTAGACAACTTGTCGAGAGCGATTCGGCATTTGGGTCGTGTTTTGCTCGATATCATACCGAAAGTCTACGATACACAGCGTGTGATGCGGATTATTGGCGAGGATGGAACACAGTCAATCGTTGGGTTGAGCCCCGCGGCGCAGCGTGATCAAGCCGTAGTGATGGCTGGAGTCCAAAAGATCTATGACATCACAGTTGGTGAGTATGATGTGACCATTTCTACCGGCCCGGGCTACCAGACGAAGCGTCAAGAGGCTGTCGTATCGCAATTGCAGCTTGCGCAATCGTATCCTCCTCTCATGGGCATCGCTGGTGACCTGATTGTGAAGAATATGGACTGGCCGGGTGCGCAGAAGATCTCAGAACGCCTCCACCAGATGCTTCCTCCGCAGTTGCAGGCCGAAGATGAGACTGGAATACCTCCACAGGCACAACAGCAGATTGCGCAGCTCACACAGCAGTTGCAGCAGGCTCACCAGGTTGGCACCGCGATGGCAGAAGATCTAAAGTCTAAGATCACCCAGACGCAGATGGAGCTCGAGTCGAAGGAGCGCATCGAGTTTGCCAAGCTTCCAATCGAAGAGAAAAAGCTCATCATCGAGGAGCAGAAGATTCAGGCCAGTCTGATAATCGCACAGTCGAAGATCGATGCCGGAGCGGCGGATGCGGAGGCAAAGGCGATCTACGCACGTGCCGACACCTTCATCAATCAGGCACACGAATATGCGATGAACAAGGAAGCCCAGGAATATCAGGCTCAGCAGCGTCAGGCTATACAGCAGGCGCAACAGGATGCTGCACAGACCGCCGGTGTATCAGGCGGAGCACCACCGCCGACTAATGGCGCACCCCAACCCCAGGCAGGAGCTTGAAATGGCTAAGTTGACGACGAAAGCACGGAAGGCGCTACCCGCAAAGGATTTTGCAGGACCAAAGCGTAGTTACCCGATCCAGGATAAAAGCCACGCACGCAACGCGCTTGCGCGTGCATCGCAGTTCGCCTCACCGGCCGTGAAGGCCGATATCAAGGCGCACATTGCGTCGAAGTATCCTTCGATGAAGATTGCAGGCAAGAGCAAGTCTTCGAAGCACAACAAGGATATGCCAAAGTACTAGGAGCTATCATGCCAGCGAAATCAAAGAAACAGCAACGTCTCTTCGCCATTGCAGAACACAACCCTTCCGCGCTCTATGCGAAGAATAAGGGTGTGTTGAAGGCTGGGATGAAGACGATTGCAGAGTTCGCGCAGACCAAGCGCAGCGGATTGCCGATCAAAGTCAAGAAGCGCAAATAGAGTTTTCTCCTCGGTTTGGGTCGCCCTGAGAAGCGGCCCTACTTTTTGGTGCGTACTGGACGATTGAAGATCAGGTTGCTAGCCTGTAGGACGCATACTACGCCGAGTCCAAGGAAGAACATGGTTCCGATGAAGTTGAGCATTGCTGTTAACATTGTGTAACCCTCCACCGAGAACAGTACGCGTGTTCCCTCAACTTCGCAACGTTACTAAAGTGCTAAATACTTTCTCTTCAACGTTATTCACAGGTGTTTTGTGGATATGGTTCTCTTCGAGGGGAAATTGCCATGAAAATGTTCATCAAAACAGCCGTAATCCTGACTTACTTCGCACTTGGAGTTGTCATCGCCCAATCACAGCAGTTCTCAAGTAGCGTCCAGCCTGACTATCTCGATACCTGGATGGCCAGCGCAAAGACGGTTCCGGCACAGAAGAAAGATCAGTTCAACACCCAATTCGTTATCGCTCTGTTCTCGGCCGATGCTACCGTTCGCGCGCTTGATGGCTATTCTACGGTCAAACTGCTCAACGATCCTTGCCGCTGCTTCCATGAGTCGGACCCGATTGCACCCAAAGGTGGATCGATTGCTGCAACGGCCGCATTCCAGGCTGGAGCTCTAGCGGCTGTTTACGGAGGCGCATGGCTTCTGAATAGGCACGAGCATCACAAGATGGCAAGGACGCTTCTCATGCTAGATGTGGCCTCAGAGAGCTATGCCGTGGGACGCAACTTCACCCGTACACGCAATGTTGCGCCGACCGGGACGCAGATCACATACATTCCTCTGAAATAGTTCCACGGGGCACAAAAGAGGAGGCCACCTTTTTAGGGGTGGCCATTGCGGAGGGTTGTTGCAGGATGAAGAGTGCGGGGTCACCAGAATTGGCTGATTGCTTAGGTCGGCTACCGTCTGGGTCAGGATTGATTCGCTGTCAACCCCGCACCTCCATATTGACTTGGATGCAAGTTTATGTCAAGCTGATGTTGCTTAGGTATTCGGCTACATCCGCTTCATGGTGATCATCCGGGCGGTCTGGGGAATGTAAATAGGATTAGAAAATGGCTGTAAATCCCAGAAAATACAACCTGATTCAGCTTTTGGGAAGCAAAGTCCAAAGCAGCTATTTGATGGCCATGTCGCCGGTAGACTGCTCCAACGGGGATTCCTAAATTTCTGAGCAAGGACACTTTCTCGCTGAAGGGCGAGTTTTCCCGGGCGCTGGTGGTGGCTTCCATCCCGGACAAAAACGAGTCGATTAAAAAGTGTTCAGTACGCAAAGAAGTTGGCTAGATGAGGTTCTGCTACCGATTCCGAGTAAGGGTCCGTACTATTAGACTCCAACGGGGAAAGCCACTCTTACGCCTTATATCTGTCCGGTAATCGAATCATTGTGATATCTTCTAGGAAGTAGCGGTGCGAGTTACACCGTGCTAAATCCTTTGGAGAGTATCCAATGCCTGAAGAGCAAGTCATCGAAGCAGCAAACGAAGAAGTTTTGGCCGCGCCCTCAACCACGGAAGAGGGTGAAACCAATACCGGCGAATCGGCAACGACGGAAGAAGAGCAAGCCGCGCAACTCGAAGCCAAAGCAAAAGAGCATAAAGGTGGGGTTCAGAAGCGGATCGACAAGCTTACTGCGAAAGCGACTGCGTTAGAACAGGAAAAAGAGTTCTGGCGTGGTGAGGCTCTCAAGACTAAGTCCGAGCCGAAGTCTGAAATCAAATTGCCTGCTGCTCCCGATGCGAAGCCCAGAGAGGAAGATTTTGAAACTGGAACTGCTTATATTGAAGCACTTACAGACTGGAAATACGATCAACGCCGCAAGGCTGAGAACGTAGAGAACCAGGCTGCAGAGCTGAAGAAGCAGCAAAAGTCACAGCAGGATGCGTTTCAGGCGAAGCAAGTCGAATTCCGCAAGGTTCAGCCCGATTATGACGATGTCATGGTCGATTCGGAAGCTCCAATATCTCCAGCAATGGGTCACGAGATCATGGAATCCGATCACTCTGCGGCAATTCTCTACTTTCTAGCCAAGAACCCGGATGAGGCTGAGAAGCTTTCTCAGTTGACCTCACCCACTGCTGTAGCCCGAGCAATCGGCAGAATCGAAGCGCGGTTACCGTCTGGCAATGCGGAAGCAAAGCCAAAACCGATAACCGGTGCACCAGCCCCTATCACTCCTTCAGGCAAAGCTTCTTCGGGCTCTACAAGGACTCCGGACGAGATGACACCTTCTGAGTATCGGGCCTGGCGTATCAAGCAGAACCCTAATTTTGACGTATAGGGTTCGGGAGATTCCCCGTGGCTAATACGCTGCTTACGATTTCGATGATCACCAACGAGGCTCTCGCTGTTCTGGAGAACCAGCTAACATTCACGAAGTTCATCAACCGTCAGTATGACGATTCTTTCGGCATCAAGGGCGCCAAGATCGGCGATACTCTGAATGTCCGCAAACCACCGCAATATATCGGCCGCGTGGGTCAGGCTATTTCTATCGAAGATT